GTGGCCTGCTGGACCACCGTGGGGGTACCGCCGAGCAGGTTCTGGAACAGGAGGCCCATGCCCTTGTTCGCGACCTCGAGGTCGATGGAGCCGTTGCCCTCCACGACGGAGACAACGCGGCGCGAGCCGAGCTGTACGCCCCGGCCACCGGCGAGGCCACCGCCCTGAACGATTGTCTTCTTCTTGGAGAACGACTCCTTGTCGAACTCGAGGAACTTGGTCGGCGCGACGTATGTGCCGTACGTGCTCTCTGCGGCGTAGCCGAAAGAGCCAGCGAGGCCGGAACCGATGGACATCTATCAGCCCTCCGTGGGGTCAGGAGCCGCAGACGGCTCGGGGTTGGCGCGGGCCTGCTCCGCAGCCGTGTCTTCGTTGTGAGCCTCGGTAGCGGCCTTGTCGGCGCACTCCCAGTTGCCTTGCTGGCAGGTGTAGTTGTAAACCTGGTCAGCGGGGAACTCGACTACCTGTCCGGGGAGGACGAGGCGCCCGCCCAGGCCGGGCACGTTGCGGGCTTCGCCCGAGACGTTCTTGATCTTCGGCACTTCGTTCTCCTAGATACGGGCTCGGTAGTTGACGCGGAACAGGGCGATGGCGTGTGCCCCGTGCTCTGTCTGGTTCTGCATGAGCGAGATCCTAGTTCCTACCGACGTCCACAGCATGCCGGGTATGTCTAGGCTCGGGTTGGCTCGCAACGCGGTCTCGGCTGCGGCCATGGTGGCGAAGGCGTTGTCGCGGGCCAGTTTGGCGTCGACTTCGCCCACCCACGACGAGGCGGCACACACCACGTAGCCGGACTCGTCGCGGGCGGTGTAGTTGGCGTTGGCCCAATCCTGCTCGGCGTTGGCCGAGAATGCGGCGTTGGGACTGTCGGGATCGTCTACGCCGATGAACAGGGCGTCGACTCCTCGGTCGCCCGAGACGCCCAGGCCGTCGTACACCACCACGTTCGGCAGGGCCGTCGTCAGGGTGGTCACCAGGGCGTCGATGAGGGCGGGGATGCGTGTGGTGTTCACGCAATGCCTCCGAACCACGGGCCGTCAGAAAGCAACTCGAGGGCGGCGGGCGGCAGACTCCACGGGTGCCCCTGCCGGGTAGCCAGCATGTCGGGGCCACCCATGGACGGGCGACGGCTTCCGCCGCGAGTCATCTTCCACAGGTGCTCCACCGTCACGAGGACGGCAAGGTGCCAGGTGTCCGGGCACGTGGCCCAGCCAGCGGTGTACGTGACGGTGTACGCCCCGGCCAGGGTGCCCAGGTCGGTGCGGTACACGATGCCGCTCTTGGCGTCGAACGTGAGGCTGGTGGGAGAAATCACCGGCCACGACGTGAGTTTGGTGGTGACGCTGGTGATGGAGACAATGGGCCGGTGCGACAGCAGAAATGCTGCGGCCCGCGTCTCCACGTCCTCGGTGAAGGTGGTCACCTCGAGGGGGCCGGTGCGTGCCTCGACGAGTCCGCGCGCCGCTCCCAGGTACCGGGCGAGCAGGTCGTCGTCGGCGCTTGTCTCGAGGTTGAGTTGTTCCTTGGCGTCGGCCAAGGTGGGCAGGGCCACGGTCGTTACCGCTTCTCAGCCGGAGGGGTCTTGGCGCGCTTCGACTTGGGGGCCCCGGCCTGCTCGCGCGCCCACGCGGCGAGGTTGACGCTGGTGGGGTCCGTGTCCTGCTGCGCGAAGTAGTCCGCGAGGGTGGCCCAATCCCAGCCACGGGACTCGCGCACCGCGTCGTAGTGCGCGGCGAGGTCCTCGGTGACCGAGTAGTCGTTAGTGCCGTTACTGATAGCCATGGTGGCCTCCTAGGAGTGGTCGGAGCAGGTGCACTTGCCGGGCACGTCGGGGCAAATGAGTACGTCGCCCCGTTGCAGGTGCTCCCGCATCGGCTCGCCGCATTCGTCGTGCAGTACCTCTGCCATGGTAGTTCTCCTTTAGGCGTGCTCAGGGGGCCGAGGGTAACCCTCGGCCCCCTGAGTTCATGCTAGAAGGTCGGCGCCACGAGGCCGTTGCCAACGGTGGCGTTGCCACCGATGATGCCAACGGCGGTCGGGTACCGCTCGGCGGAGAACGCGGCGTAGCCGTAGACAACCAGCTTCACCGTGAGCTGCCCACCGAGGGTCTCCTCAAAGCGGAGCTGGCGCGGCAGGCCGTCGCCCTCCTCCCACAGGAGGCAGTCGGCAGACCGGTACACGAACACCAGGTCCTCCGGGCCGGTACCGACCGAGGTCGGCACGTTGGCGTCGGTGATGACCGGCAGACCCTGGAGGTAGCCCACCGGGGTCGACAGGGGCACGTCGCTCGGGTGAGCGCCGAACCCGCCGAGGGCGTTCGTCGGGCCCGCGTAGCCGGGCACCACGAGGGGCCGGTTGCTGGAGTCGGTCTGGCCCACGAGCCAGTTCCAGCGGCGGGGGTGCATGAGGATCGCGTCAGGCGCCATGAAGCGGGCGGTCTGGACGGCGTTGACCTCGCCAGCGACCTTGGTGTAGAAGGTCGCCGGGGTGGCGGCGGCGCCGAACGCGGTGGCCTGGTGACCGCCCGCGTTCTGGATGCCCTTGGTGCCGGTGCCGGTGCCGGTGATGAGCTGGGTGTCCAGGTTCACGGCGTAGGCGCCCGCGAGGTCGAGGTACACGAGCTGGTCGATGCCAGGCGTACCGCGCTCGAGGGACTGGCGGGAGACGTCCTGCTGACCGGCGATGGTCTGGACGTTGATCTGCACGTCCGCCCACACCTGGTCGGTGCTCTGGACGTTGCTGTTCTGGGTGGCCTGGATCGCCGTGGCGGCACCGGTCGTGCCACGCGGGATGTAGAACACCATGCCCTGGTCGGGCAGGGGGAGCTTCTGCACCGTGTTGGCGAACGGGCGACCCGCACGCGCAATCAGGGCAGCCTGCTCGACGAGGTACTGCGGGACCACGAGGCTCGCGTACGAGGTGGTGGTGGTCGCACGCTTGGAGACGCCCTCGCCCTCGACCTGCACCTCGCGGGCGTGCCGCATGAGACGCTCGCGGGCGTTGAAGTCGCCGTTGACCTGGGCGTTGTACGAGTCGGAGAAGAACGAGGACTCGCCCCGCGCGGACTTCTCGGCGGTGTACATCCGCTCCTCGCGGGTGACCACGGCGGGGGCGCCAGCGCGCTCCTCCTTGGTCTCCGCAGCCTGGGCGGCGGCGTGGTCGGCGACGGCGGCACGGGCCTCCGTCTCGACGGCGTTGTCGATCTCGGTCTGGCGGGACCGGATCTGGGTGGCCAGCGCAGACGCGCGGGCTTCCTTCTCGTCGGTGAAGTCCTCGACGGCAAGCGAGGTGAGCCCATCGAGCTCGCGCTTGTCCGCCTCCTGCTTCTCCCGGAGAAGGTCAACGAGGCTCTTAGCCATCGTCGTAACCTTTCTGGAAAGAGGGGTGGGGGTTTACATCACCGGCGTCAGGTGCCCTCGCGGGCGGCGTAACTTTCCGGGGTAGTACTGGAGGCTGGGTGCTCGCGCGGCGCAGCCAGTTCTGAGGGTGCCACAAGTGTCCCGTTTTTCCAGCGTCTAAAACCGAGTAGCGCGATTTGGAACGCATACCGGTTGACTGGCTGCGGGTACAGCGCCTGCACCTGCTTGTACGACAGGTACTTCTGATCCTTCACCATGTAGCGGAGGATGTCGTGGGCGTTCGTGTGGGCGGTGGAGCACAGGTACACCCGGTTGGCCTCGACGTCAGGGCCGCCCATCCCTTTCGGCCAGATGTGGTGTACCTCGCCCGACAGGGCGGCTGGCCGGTGGTCGGCTACGCAGAGGCACTCGGGCATGCCGGAACCTTACGCGCCGTTGCGCGCATGCAACGTCACACGCCCGCTGCGGCCCGCAGCATGGCCTGTCGCCGCCGAACCCCCTCCGCGCGGGCGTCCGCCTTGCCCCGGTTGTCTTCGGCCGCCAGAAGGGCACGCACGGCCTCCAAGTCCGCCGCCGTGGCCGCGCCCCTCGCCAGGCGGTCCACGGTGTCGAACCCGAGGCCCGTCGAGCGGAGCTTCACATCGGTGCCGTCGTTCGCGGGGTACGTGACCACCGACACGTCGAACAACTGCACCTCGCGCACCCAGCGCTTGGTGTAGTTCTCGTTCCACTCCTGCCGGGTGGCCCGGAACGCGAACGACATCTGGTCGATGTCGCCGCGAGACATAGCCGAGCGCACCGTCTGGGCGAGCGGAGACTCCATGTCGAGGCTGGGCACGTCGCAGTAGAGGCCGGTGTTGTCTTCGCGCAGCGACAGGGTGCCGGACTTGGTGCGCGCCAGGGGCAGCCCCTCGTGGTTGACGAGTAGGCGTACGTCGGCGTTCTCCTGGAGGGTCTTGGCGAAAGCGCCCTCGCAGATCATCTCGTCGTACTCGCCCAGCCAGTCGCGCACCGAGTACCAGGTCTCGATGGTTGACGCGTACCCCTCGAGGCCCACCCGCTCGGTGGCGCCCTCGGCGGGCTCCTCGAGGGTGGTACCCGTGGGGTCTACAAACACCGAACGGAGGGTGAGCTCCGAGCGGCGCCGCTCCGTGGGCTTTGTTTCGTACAGCGCCTTGCGGGCTTCGATGGTGCTCACTGCACCCCTCCGATCTTGTTGGGCTTCTTGACCTTGAGGC